GGCTTTCTTTTTCACACTCAGGTTTTTCGCAGTTTCACGGCGGCCGCGGTGGGGCGTAGGGGCCCCGCGGCCGCCCCGGCAGCCCTCAAGCTGGTCAAGGGCAGGGGCGCGGGCCTGGACAGTGGTGGCCGGCCCGTCAACGAGCCACCGAAGTTTCATCGCGGCGCCCCGGATGCCCCGGACTGGTTGAGTGCCGCGGCCCGCGAGGAGTGGGATCGCATCGTTCCCGGCCTTGACGACCTGGAGCTGCTGAAGGCCGAGGATTTCGCGGCGCTGGTCGAGCATTGCGAGACGTGGGCGACTTACCTTGCCGCGCTGGAGGTTGTTCGCGCGGACGGGATCGTGTTGACGAACCCGGAGAACGGGCGCAGGTACAAGAATCCGGCGCTGTCGGCGGCGGAGGCTGCCGCTCAGCAGCTTCGTGCGTCGTGCCGCGAGTTCGGGTTGACTCCGTCGTCGGAGCAGAACCTCGGCAAGCCGATGAGGGGCAGCGGTGACGGCGCGGAAGTCGACCCGTTCGGCGCGTCCGCGTCGTAGCGTCCGCTGGGCGAGGGCCGACGCTGAGGCGCTGAAGCTTTCGCCTGAGGTCGCCTGGTATTTAGAGTCACGCGGGTATCCCCCGCCGACGTGTCCGCCGCTGATCAAGACTCCTGAGCCGTCGGTGGTTCGGGGGGCGGTGTTCGATCCTGATCGGGTGGATCGGGTGGTGGCTGCGTTTCGCCGGCTGCGACACACCAAGGGCCGCTTCGCCGGTCAGGTTTTCGATCCGGACTGCTGGCAGGTCGCCTACTACCTGGCACCGGTGTTCGGATGGGTGGCCAAGTCGAAGGACACCGGCGATTATGCGCGGATCGTCACGACGGCGTGGATCGAGCTGCCCAGGAAGAACGGGAAGACCACGCTTGCGTCGGGGACGGGGATCTATCTGACCGGCGCCGATGGCGAGCCTGGGGCGCAGGTGGTGTGCGCGGCGACGAATAAGGATCAGGCGCGGTTCGCGTTCGACCCGATGAAGCAGATTGTTCGCGGATCCCCGGATCTGGCGAAGCACTTCGACCCGTTCCAGTCGAAGATCATTCACAAGGCGTCGGGTTCGGTGTTCGAGCCGGTGGCCAATGTTGGCGACGCCCAGCATGGTCGTGATCTGCACGGCGGGATCGTCGACGAGGTGCACCTGCACAAGTCCAACGACCTGATCGAGGCGATCGAGACGGGCACGGGTTCGCGTGTACAGCCGCTGATCCTGTTCATCACCACTGCTGACGCCGGTAGGCGGCACACGCCGTACGACGAGAAGCGCAGCAGGATCGAGAAGTTGGCGCGCGGGGCGCTGAAGGATCCGACGACGTACGGCGTGGTGTTCGCGGCGAGCGCTGATGATGATCCGTTCGTCGAGGCGACATGGAAGAAGGCGAATCCCGGGTATGGGATTTCTCCGACGAAGCGGTTCATGGCGTCGGCGGCGGCCAAAGCGAAGGATTCGCCGGCGGAGTTGGCGAGTTTCCAGCGCCTGCACCTGGGGCTGCGGACCAAGCAGCAATTCCGGTACGTCGACCTGGGCGCGTGGGACGGCAACGCCAGCATCGTGGACGCCTCGCGGCTGAAGGGCCGGGAGTGCTTCGGCGGCCTGGACCTGGGGAGCACGAGCGACCTGACGGCGTTGTGCTGGGTGTTCCCCGAGGGGGATGCGTTCGATGTGCTGCTGCGTTGCTGGTCCCCTGAGGATTCGATCGCAGCACTCGATGAGCGGACAGCGCGCGCGGCGTCGAACTGGGTTGCGCAGGGATGGTTGACCACAACCCCGGGGAACGTGACCGACTACGACTTCATCGAGGCGCAGATCGGCCGGGATCGGGACGAGTTTCTGGTGCAGGAGATCGCCTACGACCGATGGAATGCCCAGCAGCTGGTGAACAACCTGGTGTCGGCGGGCGCCCCGATGGTGACGATGGGTCAGGGGTTCGCGTCAATGTCGGCGCCGACGAAGGACTTCCAGCGCCTGGTGCTCACCGGCAGCCCGAAGCATCCGATCATCCGTCACGGCGGCAATCCGTTGTTGCGGTGGATGGTGGACAACCTCGCGGTGGTAATGGACCCGGCGGGGAACGTGAAGCCGGACAAGGCGAACGCCGGGGACAAGATCGACGGTGTGGTCGCCCTGATCATGGCGTTGGCCCGCGCACTGTCGGCGCGCGAGGCCGTTGGTGTGAGCGCCTACGAGGACGAAGGGCTGATGATCGTATGACGCGGAGAGCTTCTCGCTGATGGGGCTTCGACGGCACCCCGGCCTGAACCGCAAGGTGCTGGTCTCGCTGTATTCCGGGTCGGCGGTGTCCGGTGTACTGACGTCGTCGACGTCGGCATACCTGATCCTTCGGGGCTGCGTGGTGCATGAGGCCGGCGTTGAGCCGGTGAGCGCTGACGGCGAGGTCGTGGTGGAACGGGCGAACGTCGACTACGTGCAGATCGTCGGCGGCCCTTAGATGGGGTTCGTGCAGTCAGCTGGGGCGGTGCAGAGCCTGTCCCGGCCGAGCATCCCTGTCGCGCGGCGGATCGACCTGTCGCCGTGGGTGGCGATGGACTATTTCGAGATCTGGCGCAGGCAGCCGTCGGTGCGCCGCACGGTGTCATTCCTGGGCCGCAACATCGCTCAGTTGGGCCTGCACCTGTTCGAGCGCAAGGGTGACACCGATCGGCAGCGACTGACTGATCACCCGCTAGCTGTGCTCCTTTCCAGGCCGAACAACTTCACCACGCGGTACCGGTTCTTCAATTCGCTGGTCTGCGATTTCGCGATCTACGACTGCGCGTACTGGTGGAAGGTCAGGGGCGGTGACGGCGGTCCTCAGCTGTTGCACCTGCCGGCCCCTCTGGTGACCCCGAAGGGGGACAACTGGCTTACCCCCGAGGCGTTCGAGGTGGTGGGCACGAAGGGCAAGAGGCTCATTCCTGCGGCAGAAGTGCTGTATTTCCGCGGCTACGGTGGCGCTGCCGATGCGGGGGTGTCCCCGTTGGAGTCGCTGCGGCAGGTGTTGCGCGAGGACTGGACCGCCTCAGAGATGCGCGACCAGGTGATGCGCAACGGCGCTCGGCATTCTGGGTATCTCACTCGGCCGAATGATGCGCCGAAGTGGTCCGACGGCGCGCGCGAGCGTTTCAAGCTGGAGTGGCAGACCCGCTACGCGGGCTCAGCAGCGGCCGACGCCGGCGGCACGCCGCTACTCGAGGACGGGATGACGTTCACCGCGGCATCCCAGACCGCCAAGGAACTGCAGTACATCGAGGGCCGAAAGCTCACCGACGAAGAAGTGGCCCGCTCGTACTTCATCCCGCCGCCGATGATCGGGATCCTGGATCATGCGACGTTCTCGAACATCACCGAGCAGCACAAGATGCTCTACCAGGACACCCTCGGCCCGTGGCTGTCGATGATCCAGGACGAGGTTGCGCTGCAACTGATCCCGGACTTCGAGCCGGTACACCCGGACCGGTTCTACGTCGAGTTCAACATCCGCGAGAAGCTGACCGGCTCATTCGAGGAGCGCGCCGGTGTGATGCAGCAAGCGATCGGTGGGCCGTGGTTGACGATCAACGAGGGCCGCGCGATGGACAACCGGCCGCCGATAGACGGCGGGGATGAGTTGATCCGGCCGTTGAACGTCACGCAGAACGGCGACCAGAACCCCATCCCGGCCGAGGAACAGCCTGCGGCCGGGATGACCCCAACCGGCGGCGGCAAGCCCGACCCGGAAGACGATGCCGAGCAGGAGGATTGATGCTCACCAAGAACCACGCGATCGAATTGGTCCAGTTCAAGGCCGGGCCCGACGACGGCCTGGAGGAGGGGCAGTTCACCGCCTACGCATCGGTGTTCGGCAACAAGGACTCTTACGGCGACGTCGTCCTGCCGGGTGCGTTCGCGAAGGACCTTGCGCGGTGGGAGAAGTCGGGCAACCCGATCCCACTGCTGTTCGGCCACAACATGAGTGACCCCGACTACAACATCGGGCATGTCGTCAAGGCCGAGGAGGATTCCGTCGGCCTGAAAATCGTCGGGCAACTCGACATGGAGAACCCGAAGGCCCGGCAGGTCTACCGGATGCTCAAGGGCAGGCGCATCAATCAGATGAGCTTCGCCTACGACGAGATCGAGTCCGGGCCCGCGACCCGCGACGGCGACGACGTCTGGGAGCTGCGGGAACTGAAGCTCTACGAGGTGTCGGTGGTGACGCTCGGCGCGAACAGCGAAACCGAGATCCTCGCCGTGAAGTCGATCCCGACCGCCGTGCAGCGCGCGCTGCACGACATCAAGGCTGGCCGCGTGCTTTCGGCCAAGAACGAGGGCGAACTACGCGGGGCGCACGAGGCCATCGGCCGCGTCCTGTCCGCCCTCGAAAGCACATCCGACGAGGAGAAGGCCAGCGACAGCGGACCGTCTCGCCAAGCGCCGGCCGGGGATGCCCAGCCGGGTCAGCCACGCGAGGCCATCGGCAAGTCGTCCGTCAACCCCTTGGCGTTGCTGAACGCGATCGCCGCATCACTTGATGTCGAGTTCGTCTAACCATCCAACAACTCCGAAGGAGACGCGCACATGAGCGCACGATTGGCCGCCCTCAAGGAACGGGCGAATCACGAAAGCAAGACCGCCCGCGAGGTCGCGGAGAAGGCTCACAGCGAGGGCCGCGAGATGACCGCCGACGAGGCCGCCGACTACAAGAAGTCGATGGACGCCCTCATTGACATCCTGGCGGCAGTCAAGTCCGTCAAGGCCGATGAGGCCGTGCTGGACCAGGCCAAGGCGTTCGGCGACGAAGTCGGCGGGCTGCCCGCCGAGCAGGACCTGAAGGCCCGGGTCAAGAGCCTCGGGGTGACAGTGGTCGAGTCGCCGGAGTTCAAGGCGATGCTCAAGCCGTTCCAGCGTCCCGACGGCGGGATCTCGATCCCCAAGGGCACCCACATCAACTCCGACCCGATCAAGGTCAAGTCGCTGTTCACCGGCGCATCCTCGACCTCGGGTGGCGCGTTCGTCGTCAACGAACGTACCGACATCGTCGAGATGCTGGGTCGCAAGCCCCTGACAATCCGGTCGCTGTGCTCGAATCGGCGCACCAGCTCCGACACTGTCGAGTACGTGGCCCAGACCAGTCACACCAACGCCGCGGCCGTGGTCGCTGAGGCCACCAGTTCCGCAGCCCCGACCGCACCGGAGGGTGCCTCCGGCGGGGCTTTGGTCCAGGCCGCCGGCGGCGGCTACAAGCCCGAAGGGGCGTGGGCGTTCGAGGTACGCACCGCGGTGGTTAAGACCATCGCCGAGTGGGTTCCGGCCACCAAGCGGGCACTGGCCGACGTGTCGCAGCTCGAAGGGCTCATCAACGACGAGCTGCGCCTGGACATCGAGGAGGCCGAAGAGGGTCAGATCCTCAACGGCAACGGCTCCGGCGAGAACTTCACCGGCATCAACTCGACCAGCAGCGTGCAGACCCAGGCGTGGTCGACCGACCTGTTCGAGACCGTCCGCAAGGCCATCACCAAGGCCCGCACGGTGGGCCGCGTCAATCCGAACGCGATCGTGCTGAACCCGGCCGACGCGGAGAAGATCGACCTGGCCAAGGATGGCGAGAACCGCTACTACTACGGGGGCCCCCAGGCGATCGTGGGCCGCACCCTGTGGGGCGTTCCGGTGGTCGAGTCCGAGTCGCAGGGCGCCGGCACCGGCCTGTTGGGCGACTTCTCCAAGGCGGTGATCTGGGACCGCGAGGAGACCACGGTCACCATGACTGACTCTCACGAGGACTACTTCGTGCGGAACATGGTCGCGGTCCTGGCCGAGGAGCGCCTGGCGTTCGCGGTGACGCGGCCGACGGCGTTCGTGAAGGTCGCCACCACCAGCGGATAAGCACGGTGGCGTTGATCGGTGTGACGGGCGGCGACGATGCGTGGCCGCCCGCCACCACACCCCAGGAGGGACCAGCTGTGAAGAACTACGACTTGGTGATCAACGGCGTCGAGACGACGCTTCAGCTGTCCGATGCCGACGCCCGGGCGCGCGGCCTAACCCCGGCCGCAGAAGAGGTGCCGACCAAGCAGGCTCCCGCACCGGCGAACAAGGCCCGCAAGCCTGCCACCAAGCGCGCGGAGGCCGCCGCGGCGGCGTTCCGCAAGGGCACCGACTAGATGACCCTTGACGTCCTGGCGGTCGAGGCCTTCACCGAGGGCCGACTCAACCGCGACGACGCCGAGACGCAGCGCCAGCTCGACGCCGCGCTCGCAGCCGCCCGCGGCTACTGCGGCTGGCACGTCACCCCGGTTGTTACTGGGGCGCAGGTGACCGTGGACGGCACTGGCGGGGCGCTGCTGGCGTTGCCCACCCTGGCATTGTCGGCGGTCACCGCGGTGGTCGAGGACGGTGTCGAGTTGGATGTCGACACCCTGGAGTGGTCCCTGCGCGGACTGGTGCGCAAGCCCTACGGCCAGCTGTGGACCACCCGCTTCTCCGGTGTCACGGCGACGATCACCCACGGGTACGCCTCAGTGCCGGACTTCGAGTCGGCGGTGCTGTCGGCCATCGAGCGGGGTACGTTCGCCGCCGGCGGGGGCGAGACCCCTCGGGTGATCGGGCCGTTCCAGTACGGCTCGGCCACTTCTGCCGGAGCGCTGTTCACAGATCCCGAGCGGGCCGTGCTCGACCGCTACGCACTGGAACGGATGCCGTGACCGAGACGGTCACCGTCACCCCGGCCGCCGGCATCGACTCCGACGGCAACCCCGCCAACTCCGGAGATCCGGTCGTTCTGACGCCACTGGAGGTGGCGCCCGGGAACCTGCTCGTTCGTCACGGCGTCGGCGGCGACCTGACCGGTGTGGAGTTCACCGTCTACCTGCCGTTGCGGGTCCGCTTCGAAGGGGCGTGGACCTCCACCGACGACCTGGTTCGCACCGGTGACGACATCTTGGTCCGCGGAAAGCAGTGCACCGCCTTGGTGTCGGTGTGGCGCACCCAGCACGGCGGCCGCGGTGGTGTCGCGGTGCTCGCGCGTTCCGCCACAGGCAAGGCCGCCTGATGGCGGGCAAGGTGCGCCTGAACAAGAAAGCCATCGGGCGCATCCTCAAGACTGTCGACGGCGGGAAACGCGCTGTCGCGCAGAAGATCCTGGCCAACATCGACGATCCCGACGCCCGCATCGAGGTTTACACCACCGATCGTGAGGTGGTGGGCATCATGGTGCCCGCCGACAGCCAAGCCCGTGACGGTGTGGCCACCAGGGCGGCCAGCGCAGTCGGAATCAGCCCGGGGAAGCCGTAAGTGCCGCAGCCTGATCCGGCGGCCGCTATCAAGGCCGCGATCGAGCAGGTGTGGGACACCGACCACGCCGAGTGGGCGGTCACCCTGCACGTAGACGACGACTATCGCCCCGTGGCTGGTTCGCCGGTGCTGCTGGTCGCCGACGATGGCGGCACCACGGTGCACGGCGGGGCGTGGCTGGTCCGCAAGGACATGCTGCGCATCGTCATCCGGTTGACCGTGTTCGCCGCTGGGCGCGGCGAGGCCCGCGAGGTCCTCGACGCCGCCGTCGACGACCTGGTCGCGAACCGGCCCGCGGGTATCCGCATTGAGAACGTCCCCGCCGCGCTGGAGACGCGCGACCGGGAGACTGGCGCCTTCCTGGCGTCGATCACGATGCCGGTCATCGTGAGACCCCTCTAACCGCAACAACTCTCACAGAGGAGACCCTCATGGCTGGTGACGCCAGCAATATCCGTTCCTGGGAGACCGGCGACGTGTACATCTTCGACCCGGACGTGACGTTCGTCGGGGCGACGCACATCCCGGGCGACATCGACGACGCCCTGCACGCCGCGTGGCTGCCCGCCGGGCTGATGCTGGGCACCCCCGGTGTCAGCATGGCCCGTCAGGTCGAACGCACCGACGTCAATTCCTGGCAGCAGGGCCGCGTCAAGGAGAAGGTCAAGAACCCCAAGACCGACATCACCTTCACCCTGCTCGAGGACAACGACGTGACCGCCGATCTGGTCGACGCGACGAAGGTCCCCGGCGTCAAGCGGCGTTACGTCGCCTGCGTGTTCGTCGACGAGGACGGCTACGTCAAGCGGTTTATCTCCAAGGCGAAGGTCGGCCTGTTCGTGTCGAACGACAACCACCAGCAGGACATCGAGGGCCGCGAGGTTACCGGGTCGCTGGAGCCGGTGGCCGGCGAGTACTGGACCCTGCAAGAGGGTGTGCCCGCCTGATGGCCCGCAAGCTGACGCTCATCGAGTTCGCCAAGGCGACCGCGACCCGCTCAGTCGGGTCGCGGTTGCTGGTGGATGACATGTCGGCGGTGTCGCTGGTCGACAAGAAGAAGGTCGCCATCCGAGTCGACGAGGGTGCCGCCGAGGTGGCTGCTGCCGAGTCGGAGCCGCGCAAGCCCCGCCGTGCCAAGGCCGACGAGCCCGACCAGGCCGCGGCCGAGCCCGACGGCGAGTAGCCCCGTCCGCGCGGAGGCACTCGGGGAGGGTGCCGTCACCGCGGCCTTTGCAGGCCGCGACTGGCGGGTCCCCCTCGACGTCGACGCCTGGCCGCTGGACGCGATCCGGGCCAGCGTCGGCGTGCGGGATGACGGGTCGATCGCCGTCGACCACGTCGCGGTCATCTCCGCGTGCGAGGTGCTACTCGGGGAGCAGTTCGAGGCGTTCTGCGACGCGGCCACCACCCGCGCCCAGCTGATCCCCGCCTCCCACGCGTTCGCCGAGGCTGTCGGGATCGGCCGCAGCCGGGACACTCACGGCGACCAGTGGGACAAGGCGTTCGGGGCGATACCTCGGCTGTTGGCCCTACTGGAGGCGTGGCCGACGGCCGTCGAGTCCGACCTGGCCCGCTTCTGGAACCTCGACTACCGCGACCGGTGGCGTTTCGACGGCGACGGCCGACGCCGGTTGACCCTGCGGCAGATCCACGCACGCCTGAGTCATCTGCCCGCCGACTCGGCGTGCGCGGTGGCATGGGGGCGGCGCAGCCCCACCGAACTGCTGCTGATGGACATCTACGAGCCGCTGGCCGGTCGCGTCCATCCGTCGCGGCCGCTGACCGCCGCTCAGATCGCCGAGCGCAACGCCGAGGACGCGGCGCGCAAGAAGGCGATGGCCGACTACGAGGCCCGCCGGGTGGCGCGCGGGGACCGCCTGCCCGACCGGCTGCGCACCGCACGAGAGAACGCACGACGAACGAGAGGGAACTGATGGCCAAGAAGTCCAGCACCGACACCGCACCGGAGCCGAATCCTCTGGCGTCGCTGGAGTTCAACGGCCATACCTTCACGTTCGCCCGGGACCAGGAGGACTGGCCCACCCGCGCGATCATCGCCGCGTCCCGCCGCCAGTACGACGCGGTTGTCGAGCACGTCCTCGGCCCGGGACAGTGGGAGTCGCTGATGTCTATCGCCGCTCCCACCTACCGCCAGTTCATGGAGTTCCTCACGGTGTTCGCCGACACGGTCGAGCGCGAGTGCGGCTAGTGCCCGTGCCACAGCCGGAGGGGGTGAATTAGTTTGTCCGACAACGACATCGCCTACTACACGCTCCCTGTGATCCTCTCCTTCGAGGGGGTCGAGAAGCAGATCAGTGCAAAGCTCGGCAAGGCATTCGGCGATGTCGGGAAGAAGTCAAGCAAGGCGCTGGCCGATGCCACCGAGGACGACCTCAAGCGCGCCTCCGACTCCTACGACAAGCTCCGCAACAAAGCCCTCGACGCCCTAGGCAAGGTGCGCGTCGAGGAGGAGAAGCTCGCCAAGGCCCGCACCGCCGGCAAGTCCGATCAGATCGCGGCCGCCGAGGAGCGCCTCGCCAAAGCCCGCCGTGACGCCGCGACCGTCAACCGCGATGCGTTGCGTTCCTACAGTGACCTGGAATCCATCCAGGGGCGACTATCTGGCAAGACTTCCGGGCTGGGGATGGAGTTCGGCAAGCTCGGCGATCTGGCCGGCAAGGCCGGCACCGCGCTCGCCGGCGCGGGCGTAGTGGCAGCGGGTGCAGCCACCGTGGGCATCGCGGCCCTGGCCGCCGGTGTGATCGCCGCGGGCCGTGAGTTGTACAACCTCGGGCAGCAGTGGGACGACGTCACTGACGCTCTATCGGTCAAGACCGCCAAGATCGGGCCCGACCTCGACAAGCTCAAAACCGCCGTCAAGGACCTCGCGCCCGCCACCGCATCGTCCATCGGCGACATCGGCAGCGCAGTTGGCGCGGTGTCGCAGGCATTGCGGCTGTCGGGCTCCGACCTGACGAAGGTGTCCAAGACGATCCTCGACCTGAACCGGATCACCGGCGAGGACCTCAACATCCGTGACCTGGGCAAGGTGTTCCGCGGGTTCGGGGTCGACGCCAAGAACCAAGTCGCCACCCTGGACTCCCTGTACCGCGCCTCCGCAGCGACCGGGATGAGCGTCAATGATCTCGTCTCGGCGATCGGCAGCAACGGACCTGCCCTGCGGACGATGGGCATGGGCGTCAGTGAGGGCGCCGCCCTGATGGCGGTGTTCAACGAGGCCGGCCTGGATGGCGAGAAGGCCCTCGCTGCATTGGGCCTGGCCGCGAAGAACCTCGCCAAGGACGGCAAGGCACCGGCCGAAGGGCTGCGCGACACCCTCACTCAGGTGCAGGGGCTACTGGCAGCCGGTCGCGAGGCCGACGCGATCAATGTGGCCACCAAGATCTTCGGCAAGGGCTACGGGCCGGTACTCGACGCGATCCGGTCTGGGGCGTTGGACGCCCAGTCACTTAACGACGCTCTTGCGCAGGGCGGTGTGACGATCGACGAGGTGGCCCAGTCGACCGCGGACTGGTCGGAGCGCTGGCAGCAGCTGAAGAACACGCTGAGCGTCGCACTGGAGCCGATCGCCTCGGGCGTGTTCAACCTGATCAACGCGCGCCTGGAAGGTCTGGCCGACTGGGTGACACAGAACCAGTCGAAGGTGATCGGATTCTTCGGGGCTGTTGCCGATTGGGCGTTCGCCGCCGCCGAGGCGATCGTGAAGTTCGTAGCCGATTCGCTGCGCGGCCTGGGCGAACTCATCTCCAACGTGTCGGGGGCGCTGGGGCCGATCTTCGACGCGATGGCCACCATCGGCGGTGTCGCGAAGTTCATTCCCGGCTTCCAGAACGTCGGTGACGCGATGGAGAAGATCGGCAAGGCCGGCCAGACTATCGACGACGCGTTCGCCGGAATGCCGGGCAGCCTGAACAAGGCGGCCGACGCCTTGGAGGGCAAGGTGCTGCCCGGCATCCGCAAGGGCCGCACCTACGCGGAGCTGTTCATCGAGCGCACCAAGCAGGCCACCAGGTTCACCGAGGTGCTCGGGGACACGGTCGCCACCCTCAACGACAACGGCGACATCGTCCTGTCCGACAACAGCCCTGAGGTGCAGCAGCGACTCGCCGATCTGGGGATCGCGGTCAAGGAGATGCCCGACGGCACGCTCACCGTCAGCGCCGACACCGCCGAGGCGACGACGATCCTCGACTCCTACCGGGACCAGCAGGAGGGAACTCCGATTGAGGTTCCGCTCAGCCCGGATACCGGACTGGCGGACAAGGCCATCGCGGACTGGAAGGCGAAGCTGGAGGCCGGGAACCCGGTCAACATCCCGGTCACCGGCGGGCTGGTCGGCGTTCCGGTCCCCGGGTCTGGCCCGGTCGGTAACGGTCCGCTCGGCGTCCCGGGGGCGCACAAGTTCGCCGGCAGTAGCCGCACCGGTTCCGAAAAGGGACTGACTGGCAACAGCATCGCCGTCAAGCGCGGC